TCCTTGGGGAGATTCGTAATACGAGAAATGATTATAACTTTGGAGGTCTATAATGGCGCAAATTTCAGGTACAGCAGGTGAAGTTAGAGTAGCAGGGGCTACTGTTAACGGTATTAAATCATGGACTTTAGACTACACACAGGATGCTTTAGAAACTACAGACTTTGATGATTCCGGTGTTAAGACTTACCTTGCCGGATTAAGCGGATGGGCTGGAAGTTTTGAAGGCTTTAAAGATGGTGCGCCTACTGGTATAGGGAGTATAGTAGCTCTCATCTTAATGGAGAGTGCTACCGCTTCACAACTTTATACAGGGCAAGCCATTCTTACAGGTTCACATCCTAGTGTAAGCGTAGACGGTATAGCATCGGTTAGTTACGATTTTCAAGGCACAGGGGCATTAACTCCGGCGAGCGCATAACTTAATTTGGAGGTTTAGATATGGCACATGTAGCTGGTAAAACAGGTTCGGTATATACAACGACTACTGGTACGGCTGTAGCAGTAGTTAGTGGGGTAAAATCATGGTCACTGGATTATGTTCAGGAAGCACTAGAGACTACAGACTTCGGAGACTCTGGTGTGAGGACATACATAGCAGGGCTTTCAGGTTGGGCTGGCACATTTGAAGGGTTTAAAGACGGTGCACCTAAAGGCTTAGGAACCCAAGCTCTAATTGAGTTTAGAGAAAGTACAGACTCTACCCAAAAGTGGACAGGTGCGGCTTTGATTACTGGCATCCATCCTTCTGTGAGTGTAGACGGTATCGTGTCTGTCTCCTATGACATTCAGGGAACAGGGGCATTAACTTCTCCTACGGCCTAATATGCAACATGGTGAAATAGGACAAATCATTAAAGACGGTAAACAGGTCGGAGGGTTTTTAGATTGGGTATTAGAAGTATCCATTATAGAAACAACCTCTGACAAACGCCGTTCTTATACAACCCAAAGTGTCAAAGCTACAGCCAAAAGATATTGGCTTAATGAACCTGTTTCACAAGGTAGATATGATTGTATCTTTTATCAAAGAGTAGGGAATGAACTTATTGCTTTATTCCAGAATGAATTAAAGGTTAAAATCACTGATAGTATAGTAGACAAATACATAAATAACCTAGAGATGGAATCATGATAGAACAAATTGTTTACTTACTAAGGAAAACCAATCTTAATCTAAAAGAAATAGGCGAACTAACTCCAAAGAAGTTAAACGCAATCCTTAAAGAACTTTACTATCAAGAATCAGAGGATGAATGGCGCAGACAAAATTCAGTTGCCAATTTAATGGCGTCTATCTATAATACCGTCCCAAGTAAAAGAGGGTCAAAAGTATATAAAGCTAGTGACTTTTTAGACTCAAAACCCACCAGGGAAGTTAAAGATAAAAACATAACATTAGAATCTCTAGCTACAGCAAAGGGAATTAAGCTGCCGAAACAGTAATACACAAGAGAGGATTTATGGAAGAGGATAATATTTTAACCGAAGAAAAACCAAGGACTATTAAACTTGCAGACGGTAAAGATTACAAAATACCCTTAATGAATCTTACAACCTTAGCTAATTTGGAACAAACGATGGGTTTCGGGCTAGCTAAACTTCAGCAGAAAATGATTGAGGAATCTGCTACCACTTTACGCTTAATTGTTTATGCGCTCTTAAAAGAAAATCACCCTGGTATAACACTAGAAAAAGCTGGGGAACTTGTGACCTTTGAAAACATGAAGGATGTATCTGAGATACTTAGTAAGATTTTAGCTATGTAGAGAGGGGTTGCCATGATTGAAAAGTCCGACCACGACAAGATTACAGAAATACACGCTGTCCTTTTAGGGGTTAATGGCAACCCAGGACTTTGTAAACGAGTAGAAAGCAACACCAAGAATATCAATAAGCTGTGGATTGCAGTTGTGGTAATAGCTTTATCTACTGGCGGTGGAATTTACGGCTTAGTACAAGCCCTTCTATAAAGGATTTTAAATGGCTGAAACTTTAAGTGAACTTGTAGTTAAAATATCTACAGATACCAATGAACTTAAAAAGGGATTATCTGATGCTGAAAAGGCAACAGAAAGAGCCTCTCAAAATATGGCAAGCTCCCTTAAACAAGTTGGTATCGCTATGGCGGCGGTCGGGGCTGCTATAACTGCTACTATGGGTGTAGCTATTAAATCCGCTATGGATGCAGTAGAAAGTGAAAACCTTTTTACAGTTTCACTTGGTAAAAACGCTGACGCTGCTAAGGCATGGTCTGAAGAACTTAGTAAATCACTAGGCTTAAATGCTTATGAATTAAGGAAAAATGTAGGTACTCTTTATGTAATGGTTTCTTCTATGGGATTAACTGAAGAAGCCGCCTATGATATGTCAACGGGTGTTGTCCAGTTAGCTAATGATATGGCTTCGTTTTACAATCTACCCGTGACTGAAGCATTTGATAAAATCAAGTCTGGACTTGTTGGGATGCCTAGACCTTTACAGGATTTAGGTATTGTCATTAATGAAACCGCCACGCAAACTTACGCCTTAAGAACAGGGATGATTGCCGAAGGCGAAGAAATGACACAACAGCAAAAAGTCCTTGCTCGTTATGGTGCTTTGCTGGAACAAACAGGAAAAGCACAGGGGGACTTAGCTAGAACCATTGATTCGCCAACCAATAAATTAAGAATCCTTGGTTCTACATTTGAAGAAATTAAAGTTACCATCGGCACAACTTTACTCCCTGCTATAAGTAGCCTGCTATCTTCTGTAGGAAATCTTTTAAAAGGAATTTCTGAATGGGTTAAAGAAAATCCTAAATTAGCAGACACGTTAATTAAAGTCGTTACTGCATTAGGTCTATTTTTAGCTACGGCTGGGACTTTACTTTTAGTTATACCTAAAATTAAAATGGCGTGGATAGCACTTAATACAGTTTTTTCAGCTTCCCCAATAGGTTTAATAATTACTGCTATAGCTGCCTTAATTGCTATTGGTATCGTTCTATATGAAAATTGGGACACTGTTTCTAAGTTTTTTGTTGAGGCGTGGTCTAATATTAAAGTGGCTGTTTTAACTGCCGTTGATTATGTTATCAGAGCATTAGATGCTTTATTGGGTTGGATACCTGGTGTTAGTAATGCTTTTAAAGACGCTCGTGAAACTATCGGTAATCTAATTGATTCTGAAAAGATAATGAAGGATTATCGTAAGACAAAAGATACTGTTAACAGTTATACCACAGCATTAGAAGATATGGTATCTAACAGTAAAACTGTAAATGATACTACAGAAAAGACAGCGGATATTGTAGACGAATTAGGTATGTCTTATGAGGATACCTCTAAACAAGCTGACCTATTAACAGAGTCTTTAAAGAAACAAAACCTAGAAGAAGAAAAACACAATAAATTAGTTAAGGATTACTTAGACCAGCAAAATGCTATAAACAAACAAATTACTATAGAACAGGGTTTTGCAGGATTCTTTAACCTTGCTGAAAATTATTCAGCAGGGGCTGATTTATCCATGCAAAGGTGGAATGAGTTTATTGCTACACCTGAAGGTCAAGAGGCATGGATAAAAGCCAACACATTACCTTCGTATGATTCCGGTGGTGTAGTCCCTGGTGCGATAGGGCAACCCCAATTAGCTATGGTACATGGTGGGGAAGAGGTATTAACACATAGTCAAAGAGGTGGGGGGGATACTTATATCGTTAATGGTTCGGTATTAGTTCAAAGAGAGATAGGTGAAATCTCTTTAAAATATGGTAGAAATTCCAAACGAAAAGACTATACAACGGGATTATAGGAGATAAAAATGTTAGAGAATTTTGAATGGGGTTCAGATGGTGATTCTGTAGCAACGTCAGGAGGTACAGTAACTTGGACTGTTACTGCCGCTGGTACTAGCAGGGCCGAAATAGATACTGCACAATATTATTCCCCTACTCGTTGCATGGTACTTTATCGTGATGGGACAAACAATACTTTAGCTACGATTCCTTTATCCCCCATTACAGTGGATACTGTTTTATCAATGCGAATCCGAAAAGATACCAACAGTACATTAGAAATTGGCCATGGTGATGGGACACATACTTTCTTTGTACGTTTTAATACTGACGAAGCGATACAATATTATGATGGCTCATACCAAAACACAGGGATATATATATCCACTGACACATGGTATTTATTAGAAATAAAACATGTTGATTGGGTTGCACTTAGTTTTGATATCTATATAGACGGGAGTCTCGTAAAAGCCGTCAAAACAATGCCAGCTACAGCCGCTTATGGTAATAAGTTAGAATGTTCAAACGGGGCTGGTACTTCAGAGAGCTGGGTAGATGATATTCAAACAACCACAGTTACAACTCAATCAACGACAAACATTGAAGCTACGACAGCTACAGGGAATGGAAATATCACTGACTTAGGCGGTGGGGGGAATGCAGACCATAGGGGCGTAGTTTATGGAACAACCTCTCACGCTGACCCTGGAAATACTATTTATTCAGGTACAGATTACGATGCTTACGTAGATGAATCAGGTGATTTTGGGACAGGAGCATTTACAAGGGCTTTAACATCTCTTTTAACGGGAACTACTTACTATTTAAGAGCCTATGCACACAATACAGATGGTTATGCTTACGGTGACGAGGTTTCATTTTTAACTAAACCAGCAGCACCAACTAATGTGGCTGCCACAGATGGTTCAGAAACATCTAAAGTCGTAGTTACATGGACTAAAAGCACAGGTGCTACTGATTATCATGTTTGGAGAGGTGCTGTAGATTGCGGGGCCACAGGTGATGTAGCTACCTATGATGATACAGGTGCAGACGCACCTGTTATAACTCCTGGAACAGCAAGTGCAACAGACGGTACTTATGCGAACAAAGTCACACTATCTCTAGCAGGTGAAAGTGTCGCTAATGGGACTACTCATACCTATAAAGTAGTAGCTTCAAACGCAACAGGAAATAGTGATGATTCTTCTACTGATACAGGCTATAGAGGGCATGGGAGTTTAACTTATCAATGGCAAGTATCGGCGGGGGATTCTGATGCTTCTTTTGGTAATATTGCAGGTGCTACTACCGACCCTTATGATTATATGAGTGCTCCTTCGTTTGGTGATGGCAGATATTATTTATGTATAGTCTCTGCCTCTGGAGCGGTGAACGCCAACTCTACACATGACAGGGGTTATACAACTGCCCCTGATAATTTCCCATTATCAGGTTCACTAATAGTTAATCTAGCTTTTATAAATACTCCATTAGAAACATCCCCAACTTGGGTTAATATAGCTTCGGATGTTCGTGAGATACACACGCAAAGGGGCAGAAATCATGACCTAGACAGAATGGAATCAGGGACTTTAGATATTGTTTTAGACAATACCAGTGGCGATTACTGGCCGGACAACACAGGTGGAACTTATACCCCTAATGTCACTGTAATGAAAAAAATCTACATTAGAGCTTTTTATGATGGGATATATGATACTTTTACTGGCTATGTAGAATCCTACACACCATCTTATCTGTCAGGCGGTGGGTATGGCTCGTTAATGACTTTACATTGTGTAGGTGCATTAGGGAAAATAATAGCCTTACAAAGTTTAAACAATGCCGGATACGCCTCGCAACAGTCTGGTACTAGGGTTGGTGCTGTCTTAACAGAATGTGGTATCCCCGCAGGATGGCAATCATTAGATGCCGGACAGGATTTATTCCAAGCTACTGGTGCTTTAGTAAATGAGAACGCTTTAAATCATTTACAACAGTGTCAAGAAAGTGAACTAAGCCTTTTATATGAAGATACGGATGGTGATTTACTTTACGAAGATAGGTCACATAGAACTGCCAGCCCTCATACTGTGTCACAGGCTACATTTGGCGATGATGCAGGAGAGATAGGCTATACAGACTTTAGTTATGTTTTAGATGAAGTCCTTTTATTCAATGATGTTAGGGTCACTAGAACTGGTGGGACTGAACAAACAGAAACTAATTCAACCTCTATAACTAATTATGGCAGGCGAACATTCGTTAGAACTACCTTGCATAATGCAGATACACAAGCCGGACATCTAGCACTTTATGTTATCGCTAGATATTCCGATGTAGCTGGTAGGGTAGATTCTATTGAAATAACTCCTGACGATTCAGACAAGTGGACACAATGCCTTTCACGTAAAATCAGTGATAGAGTAACGATAAGAAATAATGCGGCTGGAATAGATAAGGATTACTTTATTGAAGGGATTACCCAAGATTGGGACTTTGTTAATGGAACTTATGTAACTCGTTTCCAATTAAGTGATGCTGACCTATACTTAAATCCCCCCGATGCTCAAACTGAAATACTTAGACCTAACGCTGCTGGTGCTGCTAATGTTCTTCCTACTGATTCCGGTGCGGGGAATGCCAATAACTATACTCACGTAGATGAAGCAGTTGCTAGTGACGCTGATTATGTTTATGCTGAGTTCCCTGGTGGTGGTAGGGATTTATATAACTTATCAGATTTAAGTTATACATCTGCTACAATAACTTCAGTTATAGTAACTGTTAGAGCTAAAAAGACAGGGACAGGGACAGCGTGGACTTCAATAAGAACTAACTCTACTAACTATGATAGTGCAATTACTTTAACTAGTGATTATGCTT